AACGTAGAAGAAGCTTTAGAAAATTACAAAGCAATTCTACATAAGAATTGGATAGACCCTCTTTGGGCTGACGAAACAGTAATATATTGTGCTGGTAAAGATAACTTTCGTTATAAGTTATGCCCACAATATAAAGCTAATCGGAAAGACCCTCATAAAGATGCTAGTCTTTTCAAGCCATTAACTCAACATATTATTGCGGAAGGGTTAGCTATACCTTCTCATGGTATGGAAGCTGATGACATGGTTCGTATCAAAGCAGTTGAATGTGCTGCAGACAATCAAGAATTTATTGTAGTACACATAGACAAAGACCTTGATTGCATCCCTGGACAACATTATAATCCTCGTAGGTCAGAGTTTTATGAGATCGATGAAGACACTGCTGATCTTAAGTACTGGCTTCAAATGCTTAAAGGTGATCCAACAGATAACCTACCAGGGCTACCTAAGATTGGTCCAAAGAAAGCTGAAAAGATGCTCGATGGTGTTCCTATGGAACGCAGAAAGAAAAGAGTTGTAGCAGCTTATAGAGCTAAATATGGCATCGTTAACTGGAAAGAAAAGTTATTAGAAACAGCTAACGGTATACATATATTAAGGAGCCATGATGACTACTTTGCGATTTAATAACCATGAACGTTGGCATAACGTTCAGGTAGAGCGTGTCACTCAATTTGATAAGAACGATTGGTGTGGCGTTATTACTAAAGAGCATGGTGAGATACGCTGTAAGCGGCGTAATAAATCTCGCTTCAAACTAAAGAAAGGATTTAAAGGACCAATAACAATTTACTTCTTAGGCGGCACTACAGCTACTATTGCTGATGATGTACGAGGTCATATTGAAGTAGAAAGTCATTGGAATATAGTAAACCCTGACGCATTTAATGAGTCAGATCATGGTTTTCTGTATATAATTACTAACAAAACTACTAAGCAACGCTATGTAGGCATTAAGACACTACACACTAGCTGGAAAGCCTACACTAGTTCTAGCAGTGAACTCAATGAGCTTATTAAAGAGCAAGGACACGATAACTTTTCATTTGATATATTGTTTTCTTGTGCTATGAAAGGTAGTCTTAGCTATCTAGAAGCTTATATGATTATAACAAATCATGCATTGTGCAGTGATGATTGGTACAATAAGTGGGTGCATGAGATTAGATTCAAACCCGCTATGCGAGATATGGAGAGACAAATTGAAATCGCAAAAGAATATTCGTAACCCGTATTACAAAACTATTCCTAGTCAACAGGTAATTCCTAATATAAGGGCAGAACCTGATGTTGATGATTGGGATGATGACCTTCTTGACTTGCTTAACAACAAGAAACAAAAAGAAGATCGTGTAATTAAATCAAGCAGAGCTAGAAACCGAAGGAAGGAAGCTCGATATGCCAAAGAAGATAGAATATACGGAGAGTAAAGAGGTAGGTAAGACTAGTTGTCCGGCTTGTCCTAGCAGCGATGGCTTTACTATCTATGATGATGGACATGGTTACTGTTTTGTATGTAACCATTATGAAAAAGATATAGGAAAGGAAGAGGAAATGCCTCTAGATACTAACAACACTAGCCTTGAGCTATTTGAGAGTAACCTTGGCGATAGCCGAGGCGTAGAAGATCGTAGAATAACAAAGACTATTGCAGAACACTATGGTGTTCGTGTTAACTATGATAGTGATAGAAATATTACTGCATATAACTACCCTTATTATAAAGAAGAAGCGTTAGTAGCATACAAAACTCGTACGCTGCCTAAACAATTCAAAACAGTAGGAGATTTTAAAGATGTTTGGCCTTTCGGCATTCACGCTTTTCATGCAGGAGGAAAGAGACTTGTCATCACGGAGGGCGAGTTCGATGCGATGGCGGTCGCGCAAGCATCGCTTGATCACTATAACAAAGTGTATCCTGTTATATCAGTTGCAAGCTCTTCAAACCTTAAGAGCCTTCTTCATGCTCGGACATGGATCAGATCATTTCAAGAAGTAGTTTTATTCTTTGATAATGATGCTGCAGGTAAGAAAGCAATTAAAGAAGCTGCTAACATTATTGGTATTGATAAGGTAAAGATAGCCTCTCTTGGTTCTGTAGCTAAAGATCCTTGTGAACTGTATGTAGCTGCAGGCGCTAAAGGTGTTATGCAGGCGGTATGGGATGCACAACCTTATAGCCCTGCTGGTATAGTAGTAGGGCATGAGCCTGTGTGGGAACAATACCTAGCACGTAGAGACACTGAGTCTGTGTTGTATCCAGCTTGTCTTAACGGTATTAACGATAAGACTAACGGTATGCGGTTCGGAGAGATAACTCTCTTTACTAGCGGTACTGGTAGCGGAAAAAGTACTGTGATTAAAGAAATAGTACTTGACTTATTGGATAAAACTAGTTATAAAGTAGGCATGATCTCTCTTGAAGAGAGTATTGGCGATACAGCAGAAAAGTTTATTCAAATGAAACTCGAACGTAATCTACAGGAATACGATGTATCCCTTGAAGAACAGGAGGAAGCTAGTCGTGCTGTATTCGGTTCAGAAAATCTTGTTTTACTTGATCATCAAGGCTCTGTTGGTGACGAATCGCTTATTGATAAGATCGAGTATATGGCTCTTATGGGATGTAAATATCTTATCCTCGACCACATTACTATTGCCGTATCCGAAGGTGCAGAAGGGTATACTGGTAACGAAGCCATTGATAAAGTTATGTCTGATCTGCTCAAACTTACTAAGAAACATAACATCTGGCTCGGAGTTATTAGTCATCTTCGGAAAGTTCAAGGCGGTGGAACTACCTTTGAGCAAGGTAAGCTGCCTAGCATGGATGATATCAAAGGATCAGGCTCTATTAAGCAAATCTCTTTCGACATCATTGGCTTTGCCCGAGACATGGCAAACGCAGATGATACCACAAGAAACACTATCAACTTTGTGGTGCTTAAGAGCAGATTTACAGGCAAGACTGGTCCAGCTAAACAAGCTAGATATTGCCATGATACAACTAGACTAACTTACCATGACTCAGAAGAAATAGACTTTGAGGTGGTAGCATGAGTGAAACAGCTTTGTATCATCAGATAGGTTTGTTACAACAAGAATTAAATTGGTGTAAACAAGCGTTAGAACATGCCACTAAGGAAGGAAATAAATATCGTAGTCAGGCTATGATGAGAGCAAATAAAATTGAGGTACTTCAAAATGAATTACAAGAAATGTATACGAAGAAAAGCAATTAAGATACAAAACTCAGATTCAAAAGGCGGCGGTAAGATTAGATCTATATCTGAAGCTATCGCTGCCGTGGAGAAACCTAATGACAACGAAAGAAGCAAGATACGATGACCTTTATATGGACATTGCGCAGCGTGTTAGTGAAATGTCTTACGACACTGACACACAAGTCGGAGCCGTTATTGTTAAAGACGGTAACATTATATCAATGGGTTGGAACGGGACTCCTGCAGGCTTTCCTAATGAGTGTAAGTCTACTACTACTGGTTCCACTTTACCTTATGTTATTCATGCTGAAGCTAATGCTATCTGCAAGCTATCTCGTGATGGAGGCAACGGATTGGATGCCACTCTCTACACTACGGTCGCGCCTTGTATGGAGTGTACTAAGCTTATCCTTCAGTCTGGCATCAAAGAAGTTGTGGTTGCTAAAGCAGAAGAGAAATATATGGATTCGTTTAAAATCCTTAATGAGAAAGGAATAATCCGGGTATGCAAATCTATTACGGAGAAATCAAAGAAGAACCCAACTACATAGCATGGGTTAAATGTAACAGGGAACAGCTAGAAGATGTACGCGATGTGTTTCCTGTGGATGAGTTTGAGTTAACTGTTGCAGTTAAACCAAACTATAATCCAATTACTTGTAGCGTAGAAGTATTAAATAATCCACCAGCTCCAACTTGGGGCGTAGATGTTTGGAAGCGAGAAGTAAATGGAAGATGTGAAGGACTATCTCCTAACGAAAATTCGCGGTGAAGACTTAGGTGTCAAGCCAAGACGTAACTTACAATTAATGCGTATGATAGACACTGACGGTGTTGATATGCTAGACTTCTTAATTGAAGATATGGTTTCATTCGCAAGAAAAACAATACAACGCTGCTTTAAGCGTAGTAAAACAGAAGGTGAGAGCGCAATTACACAAGCGTCAATGGCAATTGGCAAACACATTATTGAGAACTGGGATAGCGATAACGTTAACTTTAGAGATCATGTTCGTGTTGGTGACTTAGTTATTGAAGGCTTTGTTATGTGTAACTATCTTACTATCTCTGTAGGCCATATGAAGAGCCGTAAGCCAGTAACAATTCATGCTACCGATAAATGG